AGGGAGTGTTATAAACACATCCTTAGTACCTGCAGTAAAGCTAACAGCACTATCGCTGTTGCTACTCTCTAGTATAGTAGTTCTTGTAAGTACACCTGTATTGTATGTACCTAAGCCTACTTCCCACTCGTCTGCGTTACGGTGAGAAATAGCGTAGTATGTAGTGTCGCTGTTGGCAAGGGCAGAGCTAAAAGACTCAAAGCCTGTAACAGCACCGCCAAGAGTAACAGCACCTGTTCCTGTAGTTGTAGCGGTTTCTTTTACTCTATCCTTGACAACGAGAGCCATAATACTGCTCCTTAAGCGATACGAATGATTGCGTTAGATGCGTCTGCTGTTGGGAACTGTACCACAAAGTCACCATTTGTAGATGTCTTAGTACCGCCAAAGCTTATCACTGCTATAGCCTTGTTAGCCTGTGAAGAGTTATAGATGATACAACCGTCTGCAGAAACGGTAGCTGATGCCCATGTAGTGTCTGCAAAGTCAACAGTAGCAGTTGAACCTGATAGAGCAATAGTTGCACTACCTAGTGTGTTACCACCTGTAACGTAGTTAGTACCAGTAGCCTCATCAGAGTTACCTGTTACTGTACTGTAATTAGCTGTAGATGCATTATAAGTACCCGACTGTGAGTTCTTAATTAATGCTATTTTAATTGTGTCTGTATCTAGATCGTGAACACCACCAAGTAACTCTTGCTTGAAGCTGTTGCACATCGCCGTTGTAATAGCCATTGGTTATGTCCTTTGTTTATAAAATGCACAAAAGGGCCAGCATAAAAGCCAGCCCCTAAGTTTATAGTTATATTAAGCTACGTTATACTTAGCTGTTACGATTGCTTCTGGGCGTAAGATCTTGCGGCCATATAGATGCATCCCACGGCAGATGTCTGCAAAGCTATCTGGGTCACGGTATGTTTCCACTTTTGATAACTGTTCTGCAGTTGCGACTGCTGAGTCGTGTCCAGAAACTATAACACCATAGTTAGCGTTTTGGTTAGCTGTATTTGCTGTTCCTGCGCCTGTACCTACTGCTGGTAAGTTGTTTGACTGATAAACACGGAAGCCGTGAATGTTTGCAGCCAATAAACCATTTTGTAGTCCTGCACCACCGAAGTCTGCATTTAATAGGCGAGAATCTTCGTCTTTTAGCATCTCGATGAACACTGGGTCAAGTACTATCCATCTACCTCTAGTATCAACATTTGCTACATCCATTGTACGAGACATACGTGCTAGTACTTGTAATGGTGTTGCAGTTGATGTAGACATAGCAGTTGCACCTGTTAAGCGTGGAGCTAACGGGATAGAGTGATCACCTGCAGTTGAAGTTGTGATGTTACCGAAGTCACCCTTTTTCAACTTGTTTGCAGCTAATAGTTCGTCTGATCCTGCAGCGGCATTTGCTTTAGTACCATTTACAGTTGTGTTTGCAGCTGAAGCGGCTGTATAACCTGACAAGTAACGCAATACATCTGTATCCATTGAGTCAGCCATTTTGTATGCTGCACGGTCTGTAGATAGACGCATGAAGTCTACGTGTGAATGTGCCTCTTCAATATCATCCAATTTGAATGCAAAGTAGTTAGCTTTATCGATAGTTAGTTTGAAGTCAGCGTCAACTAAATCTTGTGTTGAAACTGCAGTACCACGAGCTAAAGAATTAACAGTGATGTCTGGCTCTTTAAGAATGCGCACTGAGTCGCCTTGTCCAGAAATCTCACCAAAATAGTCAGAGTTTGTGATTGCAGAAATAACAGCAGATTTTCTAAATGCTAACTGTGCTTGTTTTGAAAAGATCTCAGATGAGAAGTTTCCTTGGTTCAGGTTTGTATAACCTGATGCTTTTGTAAATGCCATAATAATTTCTCCTATAGATATGACAGTGGGGGGAAGTAAAACATCATATCCACACAAGAGGCCAATAGCTTTCTAGAGTATCTATATTGCTAGATTTGCGGTCAAGCAGTAAAGGGTCTATACTTTATCGGGTAGTTCTATTAGTGGTTAGTGCTTAAAGTTAAAGCATGTGTAGGTAGTTGATGCCTAGCACTACACATGCCCATAGTTTTATCTATTAATGTCTTAGTGTCAAGTGTTTATTAGGACATATCATAGATAAACTTACCAGAGCGCATTGCACTCATGATTTCGTCTTGACGTTCCTCATACTCTTTGAGGGACATCTTGTTAATCATTGACTCGCTGAGCATCTTGCTAGACTCTTCTGCGTCTACAACAGTACGTCCACGAGCTTTAACTGAAGATGCTGCGCCTTTATCTGCGCTGGGCTTCTTAGTCTTAATACCTTTGTCTAGTTTATACATGTCTATAACACGAGCTACAGACTTAACATCCTCAGAGTTTTCGTATAAAGCATCCTGATAAACTTTAGGTTGAGTATCTACCCAAGCATGAAACGCATCATCTGCTCTTATAGCTTCAAAGTCAGGGTGTAGTGATACAAGTTGTGCTTCAGCTTTTTCTCTCTTAGCTGTAGAGCGTAACTCTTCTATCTCTTGTAGTCTTGAATCTAGATCAGAAGCTCTTTCGTTAGCCTTCTTTTCAGCTATAGCTTCTACTATTCCTGCTACATCAGGGTACTTACTTGTCCATGCATCTATCTCTTCTTTAGACTTTGGTAGTACAAGCTCGTTCTTTGCGGCTTTTTCTAGTTGATCTTCTAAGCGTTTTATCTGTGCTGCTTGCTTCTTCTCTGTTTCAGCCATGTGTCTTTGTATATCACCATAGCGTTTCTTGAAGCTCTTCTCTTCACCACTTAACTCTGCATCATCTTCCGATGCTTTGGTTTCCTCTTTGGCTTCTTCTTGTTTGGTATCACCTGCATCCGATACTTCGGTTGCCTCAGATCCTTCGCCATTGGGTTCTTCTTCAGGGGTTTCATCACTAGCCTCTTCAGCTACATCACCTTTTAGTAGTGCTTCTAGCTCTGCTTCAGCTTCTTTGATTTTAGCCTCGTTACGTTTATGTGTATACGAGTGCATTGTCTCTTCAGTTAGTTGTGACATATTTAGTTCCTTATGTTGGGGTCAGCACAAAGTGCCGAGTATCCTTATATTTATATGGTATTGTCGTTATTATTTATTTTATTACTCTACCTTTTACAGTACCGCCATCACTTGTTTTAATAGCTTTTCCATCGCTCCCCTTAACCACACTTCTAGGTGGTGCTTTTGGAGCTGAAAAAGTAGCCTGACTACCCTTACGATCTGCAGTACTTGTTTTGGGTTTAACTACTATAGATGCTGTTTTAGTTTTTGATGTACCTTCTTTGGAGTCACTATAAGATCCACCTGAATAAGTTCTCTTTGTGCCTAAATTACTAACAGACTCTCTACCTGTACCACCTGTTTTTCTAGCTCCATGAAAACTAGCAGAAGCGCTTGGACCATCTATGCCAAAGCCTCCGTCAAAACCTAAGAAGTCGCCTAGCCATGTATCAGCAAAAGTTACATCGCCATCATCATTAACGTCATTTAGTGTACCACCACCGCCGAGCAATCCACCACCCTTAGTAAAGCTACCTTTTAGCTGTCCCACTATGCCAGAGTTTCGACCGCCTTTAGTAACTTTCATAAATGCATTATTAATCTCTTCTCTTTCTGCATCTGTAGTAGCTAAATCATACCTACGCTCTAGATCTTTAGCAATAGAGTACTCCATTGCACGTTTACCTATTTTAGTGGCAACACCAAGCATAGGATTAATTGCACCTAAGCCTTTTGATATCTTATTACCCATACCATCTACGAGAGTATTTCCATAGCTTATTAAATCTTTTAATTCCATGTCCCTAAAACTAGAAGAGGGTATTATAGAACCACTAGCATCCGTTTGCGAACTGGCTGTTTTACCTGCCTCTAACATAGTTGCTTCTAATTTTTCTCTATTATCTTTTCTACTACTACCAGAGTCTGTTGTTTCAGCAATAGGAGACGTTGTAATCTCACTTGTGTAAGGTACATAGCCTCTACTTATAAAGTCTTGTGCTTCTGAGTTAGGTTGTCCATTAACAAATGTTAACATTTTAGTTACACCACTTACAGGATCTCTGTAATTTTGGCTTGAAGTAATTTCTGCTTCAGGTAATGCATCTGCACCACCAAATAATTTATCAAAATCTATAGAGTTAAAGTCTTCAGGTAAAGAAGCATTATAACCGCCTTCATTATAACCTGTTACATAACCGCCCTTATTCATAGTAGGTTGCCCATCATCAATAAGTTCTAACTCACTAATGTCAAAAGGTAGCTGTTCCTCTGAACCCTCTACAGCTACAGGCTCACCACCGATACGACCATTAGCTTCCATTTGTTGAAAGCCCATCTTAGCTTCTGCTCTTAAATCTTCAAAGAATTTAACACCAAAGAAATTTACTACATCTGCAGGTACAACATATTCACCTTCACTTAGTTTAGCATCTATATCATCTCTAACCTCTTCTGGTTCTGAACCTAGAGGTACTTCATTACCTGATACAGGATCTACTTCTTGACCTCTTACAGACTTAAATACTGCTTCTGTTTCATCATTTAGTGCCATTAATACGATCCCTCATGTATTTAAGTTGTCTAAGTGTACGTATAGAACCCTGATGCCTATAAATCTCTGTAGTATCAGATATGCTTTCCATACTCTTATGTTCTTTAGTTATGAGAGCATCCATTTCTTCTAAGAATGCATCCCATGTTGGTTTATCATTTATTAAAGTCTTAAGAGACATTGCCACTAAATCCTTGTTCGCCTGGAACTGGAGCAGTACCCATACCTATCTGACCACCTCCACCACCAGAAGTGTCCTGTACGCCTCCCTGTGGGGTGCTAGAGCCTTGCTGAGCATTTGCAGGTGCTTGTACACCTTGTGGCGGTATAGGCTCTGGAGCAGGTTGTTGAAAGCCTTTTAGTATCTCTGCTTGTATTGCTGCATCCTGCATAGAATTAGTTACTTTATCAGGGTCTAGCTCCATAGACTTAGCAATCTCACGTATAATGTAATCCATCTTAGCAAAAGGAGCTAATACAGGATTTTGTGCTGTTTGTAGGAATTGCATTAGGCGCTGGGATCTTACTTCATTAGCCATTAAGCTTTCAGTACCAGATGCTCTTACTTCTAAATCACCCCGTATAGACTCATCAAAGTCAAACTGCATATTGAAAGCAAAGAATGCCTCACCAATAGGTCTTACAAGATAGTCATCAACATTCTTAACTACTGTACGTATTGAACCATTAGCAGCACCCATAAGCATAGATATACCACTTGCAGTACGCCCAACGCCTGATACTCCTGTTTGACCGTGTGCAAAACTTGGGAAGCCAGTACTTTCATCTGCTAAAACTCTAGCCTTATCAAATAGTTGAATGTTTTCTTGTGCTACATTAGGGAACTTTGTGCCGAAGATGGCCTGTCCTGGTGCGCCCCCCTGTCTTCTAAACGTTTTTCCAGGGTATACAGACATGTCTTGACCAGGTACTAGGTTAGTTTCATCTATCTCAATAATAAGATTACCAGATAGTGCAGCATTGTCAATAGCCATACGCATAAAGCCATTCAT